AAACTGTCCGTCATCACTCTCCTGTAAGAAGTAAACATCAGATGTAGAACTTACTTGAGTGATATCTGTCGCAAGTGTATATGTGGTAAAGTTTGTTGCAGCTGCATCTGAATAAACTTGAACTCTTAATGATGTAGTGTCTGCATTTGCATTTGTCAATTTAAATTTCTGGTCAACATTCTTTGTGTCAACAGTATATCTATTCTTGACCATAGTTCCTTCATGAATTGGAATATTAGAAAATGTAAGAACACCATTTATTGCGGTAGCAGTGTAATCAGATAATGTGCGGAATTGATATTGAACATCATCAACTGTGGATGTAAATACTGTGTTTCTTAAAATAGTAGCACTCGTTAATGCACCAAAATTATTTAATGTAACATTGACAGTTGCAGAAGGCGCTCTTGCGGAGTTTGGTGTATATCCTAAAGTCTTTGCATGAGATACAACTGAAGAACGAACTGACGCAGTGTCCAAAAACATTTCATTTGCAGCCATGTTGACATTCATTGCAAGGTAATGTGTATTGTATGCAAGTACATCTAATAGTGCATTAATACCAGAACCTTCAAAATCGTAATCAGTAAATTCATCTTGATTACGCATAAATGTTTTTAGATTTGTTTTGATATCATCAAAGTCAAGTTCTGTTACGTTTAGTCTTTTGTCTGTGGTTGCCATTATCGTATTCTCTCTAAGTTGAACGTCATGTCAACAAGTTCAGACGGTGCGTTCTCTAAATAAAATTCTACAGTTACCTCGTATTGATTATCATCAAAGTTTGGGTCTACTCTAACACCATCATTGGCAAGTCGAACTCTTGGTTCAAAGTTTGTGATAGTATCTTCAATCATTTTACGCAATGTGTTTGAAACAAACGGTGTCATATTCTCAAACAACAAACCCCTTACACCAGAACCAATCTCTGGATGAAAAGGTTTTTCATAATGATTATACATGACAAGGTTGCGTACACTTCTTTTTACAGCCGCAACATCTGTTAACGGAGTCAAGGTTTTCTTCACTGGATGTTTAGTGAAGTTGAGGTTTAAATCTTTATATACCTTTGCACTACGATTTGAATCGTTAGTCGTTTGTGCATCTCTGTATGCGGATTGAACTGCCATCATTACTCTCTTTTATAGTATTTAGTCTGTTTTACCCACCAGCAAAGACATTTGGTGAACCAGATGCAGACGCATTCGGCACCCAAGAACCATGTCCACCAGTTCCATCACCCTGTCTATGAACACCAATACCGTTTACAAAAACAGTTCCACTACCACCTGTTGCTGGGTCACCACATCCTGTGGTATCACCAATCCTAGTTGTTGATGCACCATTTGTAAATACATCGCCTGAACCTGTTGCGTATGCAGTTTGGTGAAACGGATTTGGTGTAGGACTTGCGTGACCTACATGACTATCTAATCCTACTCTTGTTACTGCGGGCATATCATCTCCTAGTTCAAATCAATTCTTGCGGCATCAATATCTACGTTACCAGTGACCGCTGTGGTTTGGTTTCCACTATATGTTTCTGTAACATTTCCAGCGACTGTCTCTGTTTTGATACCACCATAGATGTGTGCAACAGCACCAACCACATTTTCATTTTCAAGACCAAGAATTGATTTAGTTCTAAATCCTGTTAGTGTTGTTGAATGTGTATTCAAAACAACATCACTTCCAAAGGTTTCTGTAACATTACCCTTGACAACTTCATTCTTGTTTCCGTCAACTTGAATATCCCAATCACCTTTGATATATGTTTTACAGTTTGAGTCGATTGTAAGATTGACATCACCTTTAATATTGCAGAAGTTACTACCAGCAACTATCTCATAGTTCTGTCCAACTACTCTGGTCACCTTGTTTCCATCTGCATCAATCTCTGTGAATGTGCCACTCTTATGTTTCTGATACATTCTTTCCGCATAGGGTGTATCATCAATCTCTATAATATGTCCACTCTCTGATTCGTATGTACGATTGTATGGATATTCAGTGTTCCTTCTTTTATAAGGAGCAACTCTATCTTCTTTTGTTTCTGGATTGCGACCCTCTGCGTCTGCACCACGAATTGAATCGTCAGTGGTCTTTGGTTCTTTCCATGTGACAGCGGTAAGGTCAGTGTTGGTTGCCAGTTTGTCTGTCCATGTCGATGCAATATCAATAGTAGATTCTGCATCACCTAGAATCTTTTTTTCGTTTGCGGTAGGTACATCTTCTGTTACCGCATTGTCTCGTTCTTCAATCTCTGGATGAATATTATTTGCATCATTCTTTGCAAGTCTGGATACATCACTATCAGTTGTTCTTAATGGATATGGGCCATAGTCTGGTTTGTATGTATATGTTTCTTTACTTTGTGTTGCATCCTCACTCCGTGGGTCATTAAAACCTTTATCGACTGTTTGAGATTTAGATGGAACGCCAAGCAATGTTCCGATAACAATTGGTTCTTGTAATTGGTCTGGGTCACGAAAGAAACCAACAACCCAACTACCCTCAACAATAAAAGGCATACCTTCACCTAGTCCACCCATTGCACTAGTTGTTGTGGGCATCATAACCCACGACCAAGGTAAATCTGCTGTTGGGATTTTTTCTACATCGTCTGTGTGATATCCAACACAACGAACACGAACACGACTAAGTTTGTCTGGGTCATCTCTATCTTCAACGACACCAGTGAACCAGATGAAACCATCTCTGCCTAAAAAATTCTGCATATTAAAACAATCCTTTATTAGATTATTTATACAGAAAAGGGGGAACGATTGTTCCCCCTTTATTGGCGACTCCGGCAAGACTCGAACTTGCGACCTACGGTTTAGAAGACCGTTGCTCTAATCCAACTGAGCTACGGAGCCATTATTCTTTTCATGTTTAATAGCATTTATCACTGTGTCTTCTGCAACACTGATTGCACTTGCACAATCACTATCTACCTCAGCAGCATCTTGATATAGGTTAGATAATGTATCTAGAATTTTTTCTAATTTTTCAATATTGTCACTCATTATTTTATTCCCTGTTCCTTTGCGGCGGCAAGAATGATTGGTGTCATCACTTCTTCAACTTTATCTTCCCACTGTTTCCAAGTAATCTTGGTTGCGTAACAAGTAATTCGTGGACTGACAGACCAACCAAAGATTTTCTTAAACTGTTGTGACCGATTACCAAGACCGTTGTTGAAAAGGTCATAGGCAGCGTTTGATGCCTGTCGAAACTTTTCTAGATGTTTGTTCTTACTTCTGGGGAACTCACACATTCCCATCAGAGGAACTAACTCATCCAGTTTTTCTTGAAGGTGTTTGAACCCAGCATTGACACCCCAAGGATTTGGAAATAATTCTTCTTGATAACCTTTGTACATACTAACTCCTCTCTTATTATACAAGTGCTGGTAACTTAGGCCATGGTGTGTTGATACCGTTAATGATATCCAAGTAAGAGCATACGAACTCCAACTCCCATGCTTCGTTGTAAACCATGAACAGGTTGAATGCATCGAACCCTGTTAGACCATCGTACTTGAAGTCATCAATGTCATGTGACTGCAAGTAGTAATCTACAGCGTTGCGTATTGTTGCGTTTGTAAACATTATATTACCTCTCTCCTAGTAGGGGCAATCTTGATAGTTACCCCAAAGTTCATTCCACATATCGGTGACAGCACCTTGTGCGATACTGATATCGAAATGTGTCTTCAGACCAAGTTGTTCTACAACCCAATCCTTTACTTCAGAAACATCTTCTGACTCTGAAATCTTTTCTTCCAGACCTTCAATGTTCCAGACATCTTCTTCAATGTCCATCATGTAGTTTTTCACTTTACCCATTTTGATTCTCCTTATAGATTATAATACCACCAGTGACAAGCAATGTCAACCCTATAAAACAAATCATCAACATTTCTTCTAGGGTGTTTGCATACTCCATGCACTTACCGTCACAATCACCAGCACTGCCTGCAATCGCAACCAGACCAGCAAAAATAAAAAACGCACCTAACATCTGTTTCAACATTACGCAGCCTCCTTCACTTCATAGTCTTTACCGAACTTACCAACATTCAAGTGAATGTAAAACGCAGTGTCAAAGTAGTCAGTCATTGCATCACTGTTGTTGTACCACTTCTTGGTAGGAGCAGTCTTTGCAATCTGAACAACCTTATCAAAGATAGCGGCGTTCTCTTTTCCGTAGAAGTCACCAGTGTGATAAGTATTGATTTGGTCATACCCATCGTTCTGACCAAGAGTACCTTTCTTGTACTCATGAGTATAACGGTCAAAGTATTCAAACTCTGCAAAGGCAGGGCCTTTCATCATCGAAATTGTGACACTACCATGCCAGTCACGAACAACAGAAAATTTGTACTGAGGCATCTCCGCCTTCAGTGCAACACGAATTTTCTTTACATCGTCAGTAGAAATATAAGCCATGATTTTTCCTTTCTCTCTCAATTACCCTTATACTATATCAATGTTCTGATAACAAGTCAACACTTTTTTTCACTTTTTTTGAAGTTTTTTTCTTCAATAAAATCAATGGTTTATCCCCACTGAACATCGTTGTCAGCGAGGATAATGTCTCTAACTCGTTCTCTATCAAGCGAATCACCCCCACCCCACTCAAGTGATTCGCTCTCACTGATTTGTGCGATGTAGGATTGTACACCATTGATTACCATTGAATTAGTCAAACCCTTGATAGGGTAGATACCATCTTTCTCATTGTAGAACGAATCCACATAAGCGATAAAGTCACATAATACGTTCACGATTGTTTCTGTCTTAGTCATTAATCAAAACCTTCCCTTGGTCAATTGCATCAAACATCATTTCCAGCGGTTTCATTTTCTCTTTGCAGTTCCAAATGACGAAACCATTGCCTGGAGTCTTTTTCTTTTTGTTCTGAGCCTTCTTCAGAATTTTGTCAAAGAACATATATTCGTTCTGAAGTTTTGTCAGTTCGTCCATAGTAATGGTTGGAACTTTTACATTAGTATATTTCATGATTAGTTTCCTTTATATCCGTAGTGTTGCATTGCCTGAAGAGGACTTGTCTTTCCAGCGATTGCCATCCAATCCTCAATGAAGATTTCATTCTTGACAAGAAAGTTCACCCAAGTCTTCCAAGGTTTACGATACTTGAACCGAGCAACAAACGCAGGCTTCAACTTACCTTCCCAAGAAGGGTGGGCATTAGGACATACATCCATCATCATCTGGGCTCCAGCAAAGTCACCCTTGTACATGAGATACATACCATCCCAAGTAAACATCTCTTTCTCAAACCGTGTATTCATAGCAAACTCTCTTTCTCTCTTGACTATACATATACTATACCAATGTTCTCATAACAAGTCAAGAGAAAAAAACACATTTATTTTCTCAGTATTATCAGTAACTTACGAGGGATTTTTTGAGGATTTTTCGGAGAGGAAGAGGATTTTTGAGCGAATCGAAACGAATCGTACAGGTGATTCGCAGTGGTGCCCCCAGCGAGACTCGAACTCGCACGACCATACGGTCTTCAGATTTTAAGTCTGATGTGTCTACCTATTCCACCACAGGGGCTATCACTGGTGCTCCCACACAGAATCGAACTGCGAACTGATGATTACAAATCAACTGTTATACCGTTTAACTACAGGAGCGTTATTGTACGAAATACTTTCCTATTCCTAGAACTAATAGAACACCAAGGACAGTGTT